GAACGGCAGGCCGGTGACGAGCAGCTCCCCATGGACCTGCACTTTGTAGCTCTCCGGCAGCCGGCCCTCGATGAGGTATTCCGCCTGCGCCGCGGCCTGGGGCGCTTTCAATTCGAGTGCGCCCGCGTAGCTGCCTGAATCAGCGACGAGCAATCCATCGGTTGACGAGCAAAATCGTCCGCAGTCGGAGACTGCGAGTCCGATTTGCTCGACCTCGAATTCGGTAAACGATTCGTACCACCGCCGGGCGTGCGGCTCGTTGCGAATGCCTTCGCGCATGGCCTCGCTGATGTACTCGTCGGCCGGCCCCGGCGCCCGGTTCGACATCCGCTCGGCGATCAGTTGGTAGACGTACTTGTCCATCGACCTCGACAACTCACCTTTGACCGGCGTTATGATCTTGTCCATCGAAGACGAGCACGGCAGGCCCCTTCGAGCCAACCACCATTCCGGGCTTTTTTGCGGCATCTTGAGGATTTTCACTTCCCGCCTGCCTTTCGCGCCTTGGCGTTCTTGAGCTTGAACGTCAAGTTTTCCATGCCCGGCCCGTAGCGATCCTGCGGAGAATGAGCGAGCGTCCGGTCGCCGCGTTCTTCACCCTTTTCGAGGCCGAGCATGAAAGCCAAAAACTTCGTTTCATCGAACGGGGCGCCGAGTTCGCGAATCTCGGAAATCAGTTCGTTCATCGATTCGATTTGAGTACTCGTCAGCAGTTCGCCGCCGGACTCGGCGCTGCCGTCATTGTCCTCGTCGGCGACCGTCAGATTGAAAACCAAATACAGTAGGTAACGGCGCCCGTAGGAATCGGTCGATCCTTCTGCCTGGATCGGCGTCATTGCGAGTTGACCGCCTTGCGGTCCTTTGCCGAGGTCTGGCGTCAGGTCTCGCCAATACGATTTCACGTGACCGAGTTCGTGCGTCACTTCCGCGACGATTCGGATTTTGCCAGGCAGTGACGCCTGCCCTTCCGTGAACGAAACGGAAAATCCCTCTTCGGTGTAAACCGGGACGATCGCCGCGTTGACCGTTTCGAGCTTGGGATAACGCGACCTGGTGTTTTTGTTTATCGCGTCGCGAACGATCGCCGGCAAACGCTGCTGGCAACGCACCATGGCCGCCGCGAAGGCTTCGATCGCCTGCATCTTTTTCCAGTGTTCGGCCATGTCCATCATCTTGCCGAGCGCTACGACGTCCGTTCCCCGCTCGATCATCTTGTCGAGCAACGGAAACGGATTGTCCACGCGCACCAACGGCAGTTCGGCGGGTTCTTTTTGGTCAGACATTGAGGTCGCCCTCGCTCGCGAGTTCGGATTGCGAGGCCGTCCGCTCTTGCAGTTCCCGGCACTCATGCACGATCTCGTAACCGAGGTCGAGCAATTGCTCGATTGCTCGCGGACCTCGGCGAAAAATGTTGATTTCAACGATCATGCCTCCGGCGCGAATGCACAGAAAAGACACGTCGCTCGTGGCGGTCGGCCCCTGCAGGGTGGCGCTCAAGCCGTCATGCTCGGACCCAATGCTCATGCTAATCATGTCGTATCTCCAGTGGGAAAAAGGGAAAAGGCGATCCATCGCCGGGAGCATCCGGCTCCAAGTCCTCGGCTCAGCCGGCCGGCGTCCGTGGTCAACGATTGCTTTCGATCAGGTTTCGCAGCGCCGTCGCGATCTCAGCGTCTTCGGCGTCGCTCGTAAATGTAGCCAAGCCGTTCTCTTCGACGCCGAGAACCTCCAGGCACTCGCGCTGACCCGGATCGTACATATCGGGCCGGTAAGCTCGGTAATGCCGACAATCGACGTCGACGATGCGGCCGTTGGCGAGCGTGATGGTTGCGGTCATTTGGGTTTCGCCTTGAATAATGCGACTCGACATTTCATATATGCGCCAATTTTTGGGCAACCTGAACTGTGCCGGCCAAGTCCTAAACGGTCCGCGCGATCACAACACGGTTGATTGTCGGCCGCAAACGCGTCCGCCATCGCCTCACAGGCGGCGAGCAAATCTGGAGCGGCCGCGATGAGCCGTAAATTCTCAAGGTCGCAGTCCTTTGGATGCCAGATTTCAATAACTAAGCAATTGTCTTCATCGAGAACTTCCGCGACTTGTTGGCTTTTGACAGTGCGGTCAAAACTCTGCACCGCCGAATGTCGAAACGTCCATTGCCGGATTTTATCTTTCATCTCTCACCCCTCCCTTGCAAGTACATCGCCGAGCGACCATTCTTCCCCGTCGAGGCCGACGACGACTGCCGGTGCGGCGTCTTCCTCGAACTCGGCCGCAAGCTCATTGACCTCCGCGCACAGTGCGTCGGCCGTGGCGACCGCGTCCCGCACCTCGCACTCGATCCTGTCCAGGCCGTCGAGCGCTCGGCTTAAGGCGGCCCGCGTCTCCGGTTCGTCGTTTGACGCTTGCGCGCGGCGGATTTGCAGGCGGACGTAGTTGATTGACGAAAGCATAATTTGTTACTTCCTCAAAGAGCCGCGATCTCGTCACGTACCCTAAAAAGCTCTTGGGTCGCGAGCTGTTTTGCAAATACAAGCATCTTCGATTTGTCGAGTCCCCCGACGCAATCGCGGCCGTTCTCATTCCGCGCGAAAAGTGTCACGCACCGATCTCGTGGGTCAGTCCTGGGCAATTCGGCCTGCGTCGGATCGATGTGAATCCAAATATCCGCGTTGGTATTGACTCCGTCCAAGAACTCTTGCAGTTTAGTGGCGCGAGCAGTGAGGCTCGCGAACAGGTCTAGCCGAACTCTTGCCGTAGCTGCATCGTGATCTGTCATTAGCGTTTCCTAAAAATGGTGCCGGGACGCAAATAAATCGAGAGAGTCCGAATCGAACGGACACTGGCGGCTTGTCTTTTGGCGAATCACTCCAAAGATTCCACCGCCGGCGGAGTCTCCGCTGGCTTCCCATTCGCCCATCTCTCGACTAACCGGGGCGGGAGTTGAACCCGCCGCAGAGCGCCTAGGACTACCCTGCCCCTGGAATGCCGTCCAGTGCCACCCCGCCGGCCAAGTGCCCGCTCCCCGCGAAAGCCAGCGGGGCGGGCGGCGTCGTAATTGCAGCGTGCCCGAGTTGCACCGGCGGCACGGCCAGATCGTGCCGAGTTGCCCCTGGGCGACCTTTATCGATCCCAGGCTCAGGCCCTTTGCCCCACCGCGCGTGGGGTTTTCTCGCGGGTCTTCCGCTCTCCGCTGCTGAGGCGGGCAGCGCGGGGGAGGGGGATATTTATTTCATCGCCCGCAACTGTTTTTTCAAATCGGCGAGCCTGGATTTTTTTTCAGCCATCTCCTCGTGACCAATAGATCGCATTCGCCCCGGCGCGTCATTTTGATCCGGACCGATCTCCCGGCGCTGCCCACCCACGGTCTGATACACCTCTCGATTCGCGAAATATGGATCGCCAGAGCCGACTTTGCGACAAGCCTCACTGGCTCCGTAGGTTCCCTGGTTGGTCTCCATGTGAACTTCACAAGCCGTCAAGCCATCGATTTCGTTTTGCAATTCGATTTTCGTTTTCATTTTATCATCTCTCCCGGCTCCATCACGAGCCGACCTGCCGCTGTTCGCCGCGGCCAACGCGCCCCGCATTGCCGGCGGGTCGGACGGCACTTCGTCATGGTGCGATATTGCGAAAAAACGCATCAACCCCGAATTGTTCCTGATATCGTGCCGTAATGCTCGACCAATGATCCAAATTGTCGAACGTAACGTCGAAAAAATCGATTGCAAAAATGTCGTCAAACGAGTCATCAGGTCCGATGCCGAGCTTGACTGTGCGTTGGTTGACGTCGAATTTTGCAATGTGCAATGACCGACCATCCCGAAGTCCGAATCCGTGCCGCGAAGCTTTTGGATAACTATCGATCACGTCCTGGAGTCCGCGTCGAACCAATTGGTCTACCGTCATTTTTGCACCTTTAATTTTGTGTCATGATGTCGCCCCGCGAAGGCCGGCGGCGTAATAGGTGTGGTGTCAAGCCAGCATTTCGCCGGCCTCAAGCCTGACGGGCTGACCGAATCAAATCGTTTGGCCGCATGTCGGACAACACGGACATTCTCCGTCTTCGGCCTCCCGTATCGGCAACCAACGGACCCGCTTGCCGTTGGCCGTCTCTACCGATTTTCGATGGTCCGAGATTTTTGTGAACGCGACGTGGCTGTTCTCGTCGTCGTACATTTCCAGCGTCCCACCATTCGATACGCCGACGTGCCAACCCTCCGGCGCGGTAATGACCATCGGCTTCGACGACCATCCCCCGCTTTCATTTTCCTCGCACGAGATGTGCGTGCAATATTGCTCTGGGTTGATGTCGGTCCAATAGACCAGGAACACCGGGATCGAACACGTTTTCGCGACATTAACCATTCTGCTCATAATCCACCCCTGGAACTGATATGTCTGACGGTCAAGCCGTACGTCGGCTTGCAACGCTCCCGTTCTGCGAACCGTTTCCCCGGCACGGGAGTACACCGGGTAGGGGTGGATTCATTATCCACCACGCCAAACCACACGGGCGCGCACAAGCTTTTGAGCGCCCGCATCTCCTCCGCCAAACAAGTGTCTTACACCGGCGATTTCAGCGGTCGCCGTAAGCCGCCGCACAATCAGCCAACCGTCAGCTCGATGCCGTCCCTGGACTCCGCCGGCACGGTGCCCGTTACCGTAACCGTCGTCGGCGCCGGCACTTGGAGCGCGACGCATGCATTGGCAACTATCCGGGGATTCCGGACAGTTCGTTGCTGCACCAAAATTGCTGCTCCTGGCAGACGTTGCGATAGGTCTTGCACCGCGGCCCTCTCGTGGACGAGTTGGTAAACGCCGATTATCAGCCCTCGTTTGCCGCGATTCGCCGCCTTTACGCGATCGACCCGCTCTACAACGTTCAGGCGCCCATCCATCGGACATAAGACTACGCGCCGCCGTGTCCCGAACACGCAATAATACGCCGCCATCACACACCCCCTGGACTTGGAACCAGTCCCCGAGCAACATGCCGGGGAGCCGCTTACGGCCCGCTGGGGCCGTCCTCGCGTCACCGCGTCCAACCAGGTCCACGAGACTGAGCCTCCGCAAGATCGTCTTCGTCATCGCTCACGTAAGGAACGAGCCACACAACCGGCCCGCTGACCGAGCTGACGAGATAATCGTCCAAATGCCAAAGCCCCGTCCGCAGCTCGCTCGCTTGGTCGAGGACGAGACTAACCGCGCCGCATTCGGTCGTCGGCTCCGTCATCAGCACGTCGGCCCGTTTGCACCATTCACGCAACGTCATCACACACCCCCATAAGCCAAAGGAACCAGCGAACCACTCGCCGATCCGAGAACTACCGTCCTGATGCACGGCAGACGCTCTGATAGTGCCGCAATCGAATCTCGGCCGGAATGCCGATGAGCCGCGAAGGAGCAAGCATTCGTGCCGCAACCCGCGATGGACACCGCTTTGCAGCGTCAGCATGCGGCGAGCTGGTGTAAGCATACCCAGCGTTCTGCGACAGATGGTCGAGAGCATAGAAGCCCCCACTGGCATCGAACCCGTAATCGATGATCGAATCCCCGATGGTCAGTGTTCCCGTCGCCATGATCGTCTCCCTTGTGTTGGTCCGTGATGAGTGATGCGAGCCGCGGCGATAGAGAGGGGGTTGTCAAACCCTTCGCCCCCCCCACGATTTTCCCCCTCGTCGTTTTCGTCGATCCCCCCACAAAAGCCGTCGCTGTCAAGTTCCCCCCACAGCTCCTCGTCTGTTGGCCTGGCGGGCTGAAACCGATCAATGTCGTCGTCGCCGTTCATCGAGCCACCATATAAAAGGTTGTTTTTTCGTCGTCGAGAGATCGCTTTCGGTACAAGAGCGGCGATGTCAAGCCCTGGATAAAAGGATGGTCGGCCGGCAGCGGCGCCGGCCAGGACGGAACCCGGCCCCCGGTGGGGGTGGGACGCGGCGGGTGAGACTTGACCCTCCCCCATTTCCCCTTTTCTTTTCGATTTCGATTCTTTTTTTTCTGTTTTCCGACCGAAAAGTGTCAGACAGTTTCAGGTGAGTCACGTGACTCAGGGGAATTTACCGACCTGCAAAACGGTCAGGTGATGAGGGGTCATCACCTGACGAATGGGGCCCGGCCTCGGCGTCGGAGCGGCCAGGCTTTTCGGCAGGTGTGGCGCTGCTACTTTGATCGCAGGCGTCATCCGCCTTCAGAGGCTTTTCGGGTGTGTTTGCGAAATCGCTGTATGTCGCGGTCTTGATCCACCACTCGCTTTGCGTGGGACGGAGTTCGACGATCTTGCCCTCGATATGATCGAAGAGATCGCGCGTGGGAATCCATCGCTGGGAGTCGCCGGGTAGGAGAACGGAGACGAGGTCGAGGCTGCCGGGTATGAAATCGATGATTTTGACGGGCAGCATGAGGTCGGCGCCTTTGACATTGCGGTCGAGTCTGATGCAAGCGTAGCAGAGTTTGCCGATCCAGATGGATTTGGGAGTGAGGAAATTGGACATTGTGGGAATCTCCGAGTGGGCAGGGAAAGGTTGCAAAGTGTAAGACACTTGAGTATGGTTTATGGAAGAAGGGACGTCAAGTGATGAAAGAAATGGCGCACGACCGATCGGTTATCCGCGCGGCCAAGATCGCGGCTCGCTTTCGCCGCATTGCGGCCGGTAAACACTGGCGTTACGAATGGGGAGCCTCTTCCGAATGGTCTGCGGAAAGTGCCGCGATTAGGCGATCTGTGGCACGAATGTATGAAGAGCTTGACAGAAAGTCCGCTGAAAGGCGCCGGCTGACTTCATTGCTCTGCAGTGGCCTTCTACGACCCAGATTCGACGTGAACGTTCAGAAGGGGTAGGGGATCGATGATTCGCCAAGTTATTTGGAAGAACCGTTTGGTGAAGATGCTCGATTTCAAGACGTGGGAGATGTCGCGGATTGGGGAACACGACGATTTCGACTACATGAGTGATCGAGAGCCGGCAACGCGGGCCGTTGCCGGAAGCCAGGCGCGAAATATCGACGACGAAGCTCGTTACGTAGACGACGTTATCGAGGATTTGTTTATTTTGGACGAAGATCGGCTTGTTTTTGTCGTGAAAGACGGGTTTTGGGTTCTTCGTGGCGATCCGTGCGTCGATGGGAGTCTTTCGTTTCAAGAGGACGATCCAAGAGCGATTGGCGGTGATTTATGCTGATTTCGTGGAAGGAAGCTTGGCTTTCGCCGCCTTGGCTGGAATTGGAGGGGAAGCGTGCGAACGATTATGGCGAATTTCCGGCTGACGGAAAAGGAATTGCTGGAGTGGAAGGAGCGGGCGCGGGCAGAGGGGAAGAATTTGTCGGAGTGGATCAAGGAAAAGGTGACGGGGGCCGTCCCGGCGCCGGCGGTCTGGGGCAGGCCACGGATTCGTCTGGAGAAGAAAGAGTCGCCCGTTGCGCCGATCAGGCGCGAGTTGTGCGAGCGGTGCAAGAGGATGGGCGTTGCGATTTGCGCGGCATGCAAGGGGTAGGATCTCTATGACCAGGGGTTCGTTATGGTCCGCAAGAAGCCGTCCGCCTCGCAGGAACTCAAGTATCTCCGGACGGTGTTGTCCCAACCGGTGGAGAAAGATGATCCGGCCGACATCGAGTTGGCCCGTTACCGGGGCATGATGGAGACGGACCCCAAGTGGGTGCTTTCGCAGAAGCGGATCGCGGAGATCGAGTATCGGAACGCTTTGGACGTGTGGGATCAGGAGCGCAAGGCGAAGGAGGAGTTGGCGAAGCTCGAATCGAGACCGGCGGATTCGCCGCTCGAACGCGACGCCTGCGTGGCCCTGGTCGATAAGCTGCTCACGGATTGGACGAAGTACCGGGATGGGCAGATCGACGTCTTGGGCAATCCCATAGTGAAAGGCAAGTCATGATCGGCAGAAACAGGCGCGAGCGGCATCGGATGTACATGGCAAGGTGTCGGTTGTCCGGGGCGAAAAGAGACAAGTGCGTCTTTTCGGACGGGTCGCAGGCGTCCCGCAAGGCCAAGTGCGTCCGGCTCGCCGGGCATCGTCCCTGCCCTTCGCGGCGCCAGAACATGATTCGTGGAATGCGCAATTCTTCAAGCGGCATAACGCCGTTTTCGCTAACTGGGAAAAGAGGCTCATATGAACGATGAAGACGAAACGGAGATCGGCAACGGCGATTTGGCGTACGTCAGAAAAATCGCGAAGGATCTTTTGAAGCACTTCGACGCGGTGCAAGTCTTTGCGACTCGTCAAGAAGGAAATAAGACGATAAATGTCACTGCCGGACTTGGAAATTGGTACGCTAATTTCGGTCAGGTTTCGCTATGGCTCGAATGTCAGAAAGTTCAGGATGTTAGGGATAATGTCGAGAAATAATATAGGGACCGCTCATGGAATGGTTTCAGAGAGTCCCGAAGTCGCTTCACGACAATCTGCGGTTCCGCGAGATGCTTTATCTGCGGGCCGAACTCGATAAGGGACTCCAGCAGGGACTCAGGGACGTCTGCCGGGAAGATATCTTGTTTTGGACGAATGCCTTTCTTTGGACCTACGATCCCAGGCTCGTTCAAAAGAAAGTCCCCTTCATCACTTACGAATTCCAGGACGACGGCATTTGCGCCATTCGGCAGGCGGTCATCGACGGCAAGAAGATCGTCGTCAAGAAATCGCGCGACATGGGCGCTTCCTGGCAAATGTTGGTCGTCTTCGATCACTTTTGCTCGTTCGAGACGGACTGCAATTTCTTTGTTATGAGCCGCAACAAGAAAATGGTCGATGCGCCGCGCGACCCGTTCAGTTTGTTCTGGAAGGTCGATGAGATGCACCGCATGATGCCGCGCTGGCTCCGGCCGAACATCGAGCAGACGACGCACGGTCAGAGAAAGCAGCTCGAAATCAACTATCTGGATACGGGTTCTTTGATGACGGGCGGCGCCACGGTCAAGGCCGCCGCGATGGGCGGGCGCTGCACCGCCATCGGCGTGGACGAATTCTCCCTCTTCGAGATCATCAACGCGACCAGAATCAAATCCGGCCTGTCGGACGTTTCGAATTGCATCGTGTGGCCGTTCACGCGCAGCCCGGCCGGCATTCATCACCCTTCCAACGAGTTGATCGAGTCCGCCGACAAGGGGTTCGTCAGGTGCATCGACCAGCATTGGCGCAAGCACCCGGTCAAGGCCCGCGGTCTGTACCACGTCGATCGTTCGTCCCGAAGGCTCACGATTATCGACAAGGAATACGTCTTTCCCGACGATTACCCGTTTCAGCTCGACGGCCGCTTTGAATACCACAGTCCGTGGTTCGATGCTTATCGCAACGAAAAGAACAACGACCGCGAGGTGTCGGAGAACCTCGAATTCGACGACACCATGGGCGGCAATCTCGTCTTCGATCCGATTCGCATCGCCGAATATGCGTCGAAAAACGTCCGTTTACCGGACTTGGAGGGCGATCTCGTCTACGATCCGGACACCGGCGCGCCGGGCGACTTCTTCGAGAAGCGCGGCGGCGACATCAAGCTGTGGATGAGCCTCGACGTTCACGGCAAGCCTCCGAAAGTCGATTACGTCGCGGCGGCGGATACGTCGTTGGGATCGGGCAGAACGAATTCGTGCTTCTCGGCGGTTCGTTCGGATATCGGCGAGAAAGTTCTGGAGTTCGCCACGTGCCGGATGAAGCCGGACAATTTCGCGACGAAGTGCGTGGCGATTTGCCGCTGGTTGAGCAGCCCTTTGTGTCAAACGCTTTTGGGTTGGGAGAAGCAAGGCCCTGGTGAAACCTTTGGCACGCAGGTCATGACGCTCGCCTATTACCCGGTGTACGAGAACGTCATCAACAAAATCGTCGGCGCCCAAAAAAGAAACCCCGGCGTACCCGCTCGGCAGATTCCCGGCCTCTTGGCGACTTACGAATCCTCGCTCTACAACGGCACCTTCGTCAATCATTCCAAAGAGGCCCTCGAAGAGACGTTGGAGTTCGAGCATACGCCCTTGGGACCAAAGCACAAAGCCAACAGAAACCGCGTCAACGATCCCTCGGGCGCGACTTTGAACCACGGCGACCGCGTGGTCGCGGACGCCATTTGCGAGATGCTTCTCCGGCATCGCGGGCGCGGCGCGGCGGCCCCCAAGGAAGTCATCCGTCCCGGCTGTCTCGCCTATTTCATGCGCGAGCGCGAGGCGGCCGAAGCTCGCGGCAAGACACTTTTCCCGAATTGGGATCGGCGGCGATTCGCGTTATGAAATGTCGACCGACATTTCAGTTGACATCGATGTCACTATTTTTGTCGGCTGGCCGACAACCGCCGACAACCGCCGACAATTGTGGCCGAAAGCGTTGATTTCCTGTGGAATCTCTGTGGAATCTCTGTGAAATTCGTGGAATCTCTGTGAAATAGGCGGGGGAGAGTCGAAAACAGAGAAACCTACGGTCGAAAACCACGCAAGGTTTCTTTTGTACACCTGAATCTGAATAATTGGATACTCTTGTGGACGATAACGAATTCTGCGAAAAGCGTCTCGTTTACCGTTATCTTTCCTAAATCCATTGACAGTATGAAATTGTTTGCCTACCATCAGCACTAGCTTCGCCTCTATGAAGCTTTCTTGCCGCTGTGCTTTCCGTGGCAAAGCTTCCCGACATCGATTTGCCGAGACTACGCGAGACGATGCGTCGCGACTACGCGGAATTGCAATCGTTTCGCGAACGGCGCATCCAGCACGTCGCCGAGTACCTGGGCGACCAGTACGGCAGCCGCGGCATCGAGAATCCCGTCAACGTCATTTCGCAATTCGTCAACACGGTCATTCGCCAATTGGTCGGTTCCGAGCCGCGCGGCATGGTGACGACGTTCGATCGGACGCTTCGCCCTTTCGCCGAGGCGATGCAAGACGACATGAATCGCCGGCTCAAGATGATGCGTTACGCCGATATTCTGCGGCGCGCCGTCGGCGACGCGCTATTCCTCATCGGCATCAAGAGGCGCGCCATCACGGCCCCCGCCGAGGCGCGCTTTGGGGGCTATGCCCGCACCGCCGGGGAACCGGGCATCTGGAACATCGACTTCGAAGACTTCATTTGCGACACGTCGGTATCGTGTTTTGCCGATTGCGAGTACCAGGGCCACTTCTACGATTGCATCCTGGACGATGTCAAAGGTTCGAAGCTGTACAAGGCGTCCGTCCGCAACAAACTCTCGCCGTCGCCTCCCAGGCTATTCAACGACGGCGGCGACCCGCGCATCGCCACCTTGGGCATGCGCAACGTCGGCACGTTCGAACGCTATGAAGAGTACGTTCGTCTTTGCGAAGTGTGGATGCCGCGTTACGGCGTGGTCGTCACCTTCGCCGTCGATCAAGACAATGACGAGCCGCTACTCGTACAGCCGTGGGTCGGACCGGACTGCGGACCGTACGAGTTCCTGTGCCTTCAAGACGCGCCCGGCAAGCTGATGCCGAAATCGCCCGTCATGGACTTGATCGACGTAGCGCGTTCGATCAATCACCATTGGAAGCACCTCGACAACCAGGCATCTCAGCAAAAAGACATCCTCGCCTACGCCGATGAGACCGACGCCGAAGAACTTCAAAAGGCCGGTCAAGGCGAGTTCGTTCGCCTCCGCGATCCGTCGCGCGTCGTGCCCATCAAGATGTTCGGCGTCAACAACGAGTTGGCGACATGGGCGCAAATCGAGGCCGAGAAGTTCAACGATCTCTCCGGGACTCGCGCCCTCGGCGGATTATCGACATCGGCGAAGACGGCGACGCAAGAGAAGCTCATCGCCGACAGCGCATCGAGCCTCATCCAGGCGTGGGCCGGCCGCGTCATCGAGAGCGCCAAGCGCGACATGGAGGCGCTGGGCTGGTACTACTGGAACAATCCGCACCAGACGCTCCAATCGACGTATCAGCTTGCCGGGATGCCCGACGTCACCGCGGACCGCAGTGTGACTCCCGAGCAGCGCGCCGGCATTCCTTGGTCGGCTATGCAGCTCGACATCGACCCTTACTCATTCAACTTCGTGCCGCCCGCCCAGCGCGCTCAAATACTCGATCAGGTCGTGACCCAAGTCTTCGTGCCGATGGCGCCGCTCTTCGCCCAACCGGGCATCGGCGAACTGCTCGAAAAGTACACGAAGATGAAGGCCCAGTACATGAACATGCCAGAGATCGTGGAATTGGCCGAGAGCCTCATCGGCGCCCAAGGCGAGCCGGTGTCGAGTCCCGGCAACGCGCCGACGGGTCAGCCGATGCAATCGGGCAATCAGACGACGACGCACGTTCGCGAAAGCGTGCCCGGAATGAATCCGCAGGCGCACCAGCAGATTCTCCAGCAAATGATGGCCGGCGGTAAACCGCAAGCGGGCGCTCAGGGCGGCGGACTCGGTCAGATGGGGGCGGCGTGATAGTGAGCGCTCACAAGCTTGTGAGCGCTTGTGAGCGCTTGTGAGCGCTCACACGAAATCAGGAGCGTCATAATGGCTAGGGGGAAGGTTGTTTATGGCCAAACGGTCAGGCAACCGAACCGCTATTTCATCGACGACAAGGAAGTGGCCAAAGCGAAGTTCGATGCGGCCTTCCCGAGCCATCCGATCGAAGGCGGTTTGTGCCCGATGGCGATGATGGAGACATCGAAGTCTTGGCCGCGGATCTCCGACGCATGGGGCGTCGGCAAAGGACAGAAAAACAAGGCGGAAGAAGTCTTCCGCAAACGGGGCGTGCCGACCGAATTCGTTTCCGATGGCGCGGGCGGATTTTCGGCGGTGATCCGCAACAACGCCCATCAGCGCGACCTGCAAAAGGCGTTCGGACGGCACAACAACGACGGCGGCTACGGCCAAGTGACGGGGTAAAGGAATGGCGAACGAGCTCACGATCTCCGCTTCCGCCCAGTACGAGGACGACGACGGCGTTACCGCCGGCCTCGAAGTCGCGGCCCTGACGCGCACGCTAACGACGAAGAAAGTGCTCAAGACCAAACAGACCGTCGGCACGAGCGCGGAAGCCTTGGTCATCGGCGACGTCGCTTCGCTCGGCTTCCTGATGATCGTCAACCGCGACGTCACGAATTTCGTGAGCGTACTGACGGGCGACGGCGGGGATGTCGTAGGCAAGATATTCCCCGGCGAGTCTTACGGTCCGGTGCGTCTTGGGGCCGATATGCAAGCCCCCTTCGTCCAGGCGGACACGGCCGACTGTGAGATCGAAGTTCTCCTTTGTGCGGTTTGAGGATCGAGTCATGGCCGAAGAAGTTGAAAAGAAACCCGATGAAACCGAAGCCGCGGCGGCCGTCGCCACGGAGCCGGACGATCCGTTTCCGGACATCGACTTCGGTGATCGCGACGAAGCGCCGGCCGAAGAGGAAGTCGTTGCCGAAGAGGCGGCCGCGCCGGTCATCGAGCATTCCCCGGAACTACTCGACCAGGCCACGCGCTTGATGATTCCCGCGGATGAAGTCGCCGCGATGTCCTCGGACGAACTGCGCCGCCTCATCAAGCACGCGGATCGGGTGGGGCAGACCGTTTACAACGAGATGGCCGCGAAGAAGCCGGCCGAAACGAAACCCGCCGACAAACCGGCGCTCGCCGACGAACTGGCCGTTCTCGACGATCCCGAGAAGTACAACCAGGAACTCGTTCAGCCCCTGAAAGCGGTGTTGGTCAAACAAGCCAAAGAGAACGCGGCCCTGCTCAAGCGCTTGGAGCAACTCGAAGGCAAAACCGGCCAAACCGAGGCCCAAATGCTGCATTCCCGGCTGATGGTCGCCGCCGCCGAGATTTCGCCCGATCTTTTGAAGACCTTCGATCTCGGCACGAAGACCGGACAGGCCCGCTACCAGGAACTTCTCGACGAGATGGGCGTCAAGCAGCGGCACAACCGCACCTTGACCGAAAAACAGCTTCTCGCCAAAGCGGTCAAGGCGATGGAGTTGGTCACCGAGAAGCCGAGCGCCGCGGCCGCGGAAGTCGCCGAAAAGAAAAAACAGTGGTCGGAAGGCGCTCTTTCCCAGGGCACGAGCCGCAAAGCCGCGAAGAGCGCATACGACGTCGTCGGCGAGATCATCGCCAAAGCGAACCGCGAAGCTCGCGGCAAGCCCGCAGCCAAACCGACCAACGGGAGCGGCAAATAGTCCGCCGCGAATTCATCCTTTTTGGAGGCCGAGACAATGCCGTTCACCGTATTCCAGATCGCCGACATGATTACCGCGACCCTTTTCGACGAAAAGGACCATCGCCTTTCCGACCTGACACCGGACCTGCTCCGCAATTACGTGGCGGCCCGGCGATTGTTCACGGCCAGCAATAAGACGATGATCGAGCAAGGCGGCAAGGCCGTCCGGTTCGACGTCAACGTCGCGCGCGGCAATGTCGCCGAATGGGTTCCGCCCTTCAAGGTGGAGCAAACGGCCATCGGCGACTCGATCCAACAGGGTAAGGACGAGATGCGATTCATCCGCACCTACTTCTCCTTCGACCAGATGGAAGAGGTTTTCAACAGCGGCAAATTCCAGATTGTGGACTACATCAAGAATCGGCATCAGAACGCGCTCATCGACATGACGCAGAAATGCGAAACCCAGTTCTGGGGCGAGACGGCGTACGCCGATCGAACGCTCAAGATGAACGGCATCTTGAACCTTCTGCCCTATGTTGCCACGGAAGGCTTCAACGGCACCTACGCCTCGGGCTACTCCAGCGTCCACGATCTCGATCCCACGGTTTACGCGGGCTGGAAGTCCTACGGCGCGCCCTACGTCGCCATCACTCAAGACGACGTGGTCATCAAGATGCGCCGCGGCTGGTCGCGCACGCGCTTCGAGGCTCCGCTCGACGCCATGCTGATTCCGAACTACAAGGAAGCCGATCAGTACGGCCTTTACATGAACCTCGACACCGTCCAACAATTTGAGAATCAGCTTCGCTTGCAGAACGATTCCTTGGGCGATGACGTCGCCTACGAATCGGGCCGAGCGATGTTCAAGAACACGCCGTTGACGGACGTCGCCGCGCTCGACTCGAACGCTCGCAATCCGATCTTCGGCATCAACTGGGGCTTGCTCGACGTCTATAAGCTCAAAGGTTGGTGGGATTATCCCATCGTGCAACCGGGGGCGAATCAGCCTACTGTCGTCAACACGTTCATCTACCGCGCGCTGCAGCTCATCACCGAAGATCGTCGTCAACTCGGCTTCAACTTCGCTTTGGCGGCCTAAACCCGAACTCTTCCGACTTCATGAGGATCGAATATGTCCACCGCAACTTATGGGCCGACATTCACGGCCGACACGAATCGCGAGCGTTCGGCGAACCTTTGGAATCAGGGCGGCGGCTGCCCGATCGAAAGCATTCGCAGCGGCCGCGTTAGCGGCGTCTATTTCGAGAACGATTACGCGAAAGTGCCGCTGCCTGGCACGCAAACGACGGAAATCAACGGCTTCGACGGCCTCAAATGGTTCAATACGGGCACGCCGAAGATCATCGGCGTCTCGACGATCAACTCAGTCGAAAAGGCCGGCGGTTTCCTGTCCGTGCCGCTCGACACCGACAACGACAGCGGCTCGTTCGGCCAAGCGAGTCCCAACTTCTTTCTGAGCGGTTCGATCAATACGTCGGGCAAGTTGTGGTTCGAGCACCGAATGTGCTTCACCGGCATCTTGACCAACGGTTTGGGTTGGATTTGCGGCTTGGCCGAAACCGACCTCTTTACGTTCGCTACGGCTGTTCCGCTCAATGCCAGCGATGCCGTGACGGCCGACGGCGGCTTCATCGGTTTCAACAAGTTGGAGGACGGTCTCGGCGTCATCAACACTTGCAAAGCGGATCGGGCCGCGGCGGCGCCGACGAGCATCCAAGCGGCGGTCGGCTCCGTGGCCGCCTACGAGTTCTTCAAGCTCGGCATGTTCTACGATCCCAGCGATGCGACCAATACGATCCGGTTCTTCTTCAACGGTCTGCCGTGTTCGACGGTCATCAGCGCGGCGACGTTGGCGGCCTACACGTACATCGACGCGAACGCCTTGGGCTTCATCTTCGCTTCGGTGGCTGATTCCGCCGGAACGACGTCCGTGAGCTACCACGATTGGACGTCGATCTATCAGCTTCTTCCTTCGTGAGACGGACATGCCCGAATCGAGCCTGGCCGCGCCTTGGGACGAACTCCGCCAACGAGTCGCCTTCGACCGCGGCTACAATTCCGATAAGGCACAATGGACCGCCGAGCAAAAAACCATCCTGGAGATGGTGGTTCGCTCGGCGGCTCGCCTCTTTTACACGCCGCCCCCAAACGGCGAACCGCCGCACGAATGGACGTTCTTGCGGCCGAATTTCGAGTTGATTATTCCCGCCGATCAGGACGATATCGACCTGCCGGCCGACTTCGGGTTTCTCGTGGGCGATCTTTACTTCCTCGATCCGACGACTTCTTGGGCGGTTCCCCTGCAGCGCAAGAACTCGGCGATGATTATGAAGTTCCGCCAGCACGCGCCGCTCATCAAGAGTCGGCCGGAATACTGCGCCACAGTGCCCAAGGGGCCTCCGGGCGTCCTCAAAGGCCAGCGGCAAATGCTGATGGTTTACCCGGTGCCCGTGCAGGATTACGCGATGCAAGGCCGTTACTCGGTGCTTCCCGAAGCCCTCGATCCATCGCATCCCTATCCTTACGGTGGAGCGGCGCACTCGGAGACGTTGGTTCAAGCCTGCTTGGCGGCTTCGGAGCAACTGAATGGAACGCCGGGGCCGCACACGCAGCACTTTCGGGAATGCTTGGCGGCCTCGATCGAATACGACCGCCGGGTGGGAGCGACCTCGATCGACAACCAAGACGGCCGGCGCTTTCAGCGAATGGGCCAAGACTGGCGGCGCGACGGCTTGACGTATCCGTTCCTCAGCGTGGCCACGTACAACGGGATGCACAATTAAGGAGCGACCATGACCGCGAACAAAATCGGCAACACCTTGTACTTGGCGCAGACCGAAATTCACGATCCGGGCGACGCCGGCACGATCTCCGTGGATCAATCGCTGGCGATTTGCAACCTCGTGTCGGCGGGGGCCGAGACGCGAACCTTGCCGCTGCCCTATCGCGAGGGCGTCATTATCACCTTTTTCGCGCGCACGATTGCCGGGACGATCACGCTGACGGTGACGGGCGGCATTGACCTTAACGGTACGACGACCTTCGCGTTCACGGCGGTCGATCAATTTCTGGTCCTCGAATCCTTCAAGAAAGCAGACGGTACGCTCATTTGGCTCAAAATTTCGGATTATACCATCGGAGCGCTTGCTTCGGGCCTCGGCCTCGACGGACTTCTCGCCACTGCGGCGGAGATCAACGCCATTGCCGATGTGTCCGCCCGAATCGTCGCCACCGGCGTTTCGGCTACCACCCTTTCCGTGACTGCAACGCAACATGGAGGTCGTATCATCAGCGTCAATACAACCGTGCCGATCGCGCTCACTTTGCCTCAATCGCTCGGAACTGGAAACCGCTACGAGATCATCATTGCCACTCTGGCCACGGCGACGCCGCATACGATCAAAGTCGCGAACGCAACGGATATTTTGGCCGGCATTTCGCTTGTCGCCCAAACCGACACGGCGCAAGTGAACGGATTTTTGACGACGGCGACGGACGACACGATCAGTCTCAATGGAACGACGAAGGGCGGAATCGTCGGCGACAAAATCGTCATCGTCGATATCGCGACGGGAGTTTTCCAGGTGACCGCGACGGTCGGATCGTCGGGCACGGTCGTTACTCCGTTTTCGGCAACGGTGGGCAGTTAAGGGAGATCGCCTTGGAATCTTGCCAAAAAGCCTTCGACATCGAAGGCTTGTCTCTGATGATCGCGACGCCCGTCATTGGAATGCTCGATCCGCGCTGCGCAATGTCGCAAATGGCCACAGTGACGGAACTTTTGCGACGTGGCATTCCATGCGAATTCGAGATGCTGGTTAGCTGCTCGTTGTTGGAAAAGGCACGCTCGATTATCGTCGAAAAATTTCTGGCGAGCCGCCACAATCGGTTGTTGATGCTCGACGCGGATCAGACTTTTGCGCCCAAGGATGTGTTGCGGCTCTTAGCGCTTTCAACGGAATTGCCCGTCGTTTGCGGCGCTTATCCCGCCAAGCTTGATCCGCCGACATTCATGGTGGCGACAGACCGCCAGATTCTTGAACCGGGGCCATTGGGGACTGTAAAAGTGGATGGCGTTGGCCTCGGTTTTGCAATGTTCGACCGGAGAGTTCTCGTTCAATTGGAGGCCGTGGCTCCCAGGGTCTTCTACGATGGCGATCCGATTTCGCACCCGATGATGTTTAGCACGTCGATTCGTGAGGACATGCGCTTCATGGGCGAGGACATGACATTCTTCGCGAACGTGCGGTCGCTCGGTTATGACGTCCTAGTCGATCCGTCTCTCGAAATTGGCCATGTCGGCATGAAAGAGTACAAGGCTCTTCTGCCGGCAACCAAAGAGGTCGAAAGGCACGCCGCATAAAGAGGTGGCAACGATGAAGAAGCATCCTGGCTTCAAAGCGGTGCAAAGCAAGATCGCCAAGCAGTACGGCGGCAACATGAAGAAGGCGGGCGCAATCCTGGCCGCTCAGACAAGGAAAGCCGGCGCGCACGCGAGAAAGGTGAATCCCCGGCTTGGGAGGGTCAAGTAATGCCGGCCAAAAGTCAGGCGCAACGGGGCTATCTCGCTGCCCATTTCGGCGTCGCCTGGATGAAGAAACACGGCTTCGCGAACAAAGGAAAGCTGCCGGCGCGAGTTCGGCCGAAGGCGAAGAAGAGAAAGAAAGGCTAACATGCAAGCGAACGGGACTCAAATAACCGCGCAAATCCAAATCACGCTGCTCTCGAACGGGCAGATGCAGTTCGGCATGAACGTCCCTTCGCGGTTCGTGTTCAACGCCATGATGGAGACCGCGAAGCAAAATGGTCTTGCGCAGCTCCACGAGGCCGAGAGCCGCAAAGTCGCTCTGCCTGAACCCGACATTAGCCGCTTGAAAATCTAAAGGACCGCCATGAAGCGCACCTCGCCACTCTCGAAGGCCTATGTCACGAATACGACCTCCGCGTCGTTTCCGTCCGACGTGCCGACTGTCACGGAGCCACTGGGCGTGAACGCGGGCGAGGCCGGCTCGGGAATCTTCAATCTCGTGCCGGGCGGCAGGGGCTTGGTTCCCGAATGGCTGCTCGTGTCGTTCTTCGGCGCCGGCAGCGATAATAACACGTTCGATTCGCGAATCATCGGCTGGGACCGGATCGGCAGTAGCCCGAATAACGTGCTTTGGGTTCCCAGGATTCTCGCCTCATTGAGTTGCACCGTTTCGGCGATGGTTGGAGTCGCCGGTCAACAGGTCGTCGATACGGACCGATTCGTCGATACCATCGTCGTCAATTCGGTCGCGCCGCAACCGTTCTATCCCGGCGTTGATGGCACGCCAGCGGCCTTCTACCGCGGCACGATCAAAGTGTTCTCGCCGGCGAACGATCTAATGGCGTGGGCGCTCGTGCCGCTCTACGGCTGCGAGAAGATTCAATTCGATTTCGATATGACCGGCGCTACGAACGGGAACGCTCTGTTCCGGTTCCTCCGCAAAGAGTAATTGCTGCATCAAGCACACTTTACAAACCCCACGGAGGAGAGATCATGACCGCGGACAATCCCGAGCCGATGTGGAGCGCGCTAATGGCGATCGGAGTCGCCTTCACGTCTCTCATGACGGTCATCAACAGCTACATGACGCGCAAGGCCGCCAACAGCATCGATACGAAGATCGAGAAAGTCGATACGAAACTCGAAAAGAACACGGAAGTTAGCAATGCCGCTGCGACAAGCTCGGCAAGCGCGGATGAGAAAGCGACCGTCGCCGTCGCCGTTAGCAAAGCGACGAAAGAGGAACTGGCCGCGAAAGTCGATCATGCGAACGACATGCTCAACGGCCATACGCAAGACTTGATCGAAGCGGCCCGCAAGGCAGCTTACGCGAGCGGCCTCATGGACGGATCGAAAGTCCAAGAGGTCGTCACCGAGCGAGTTCAAAAACTCGAAGACGGACAAGAGACTTTGCAACAAGGGCATGAAATTTTGAAGCAAGGCCAAGTCGAGATCAAAAAAGCGGTCGATAAGAACACGGAAATGGTCAACGTGCTGACGACCGAGATCAAGAAGCAATCCAAATACTGAGAGGCAAGCCGTGAAGAAGATTATCGCTTGTTTACTATTCCTGTCCGTCTTCGCGGGGTTTCTTCCGGAGGCTCCTACTCAACCCGGCAAGGTTCCGCCGCCGCCGATGTTCCCGCGCGGCGCCAGGCCGACGCCGTTCCCGAAAATCATCGCCGCCATCAAATCCGAAAAAGCGAAGATTTTCCGGGCGTCGGCGCCGCCGCCGAAGGTGATCGTCGTGCCGCCGCGACTGAGCTATTGGGGCAACAACCAGTACGGCGATTGCGTCACGGCCGAGAGCGTCTTCGCGATTGCCGGCTATTCGACTTACATCGGCATCGACGAGATTTTCGTTACCGATTCGGCGACGACGTCTTGGGCGAACTCGCACGGATTTTTGAACGGGGCCGAGTTGCTCGAAGTGATTCAGGCGATGGGATCGGATGGCATCAAAGATGAGAAAGGCACGCTTCGAAAGGCGGGCACGCCGTCTTCGGTCGATTTCAGCGTCGATGCCACTCTGCAATCGGCCATTGCCCAAGGCCCGGTGTCCATCGCGATTGATTCCAGCGGCCTTCCGTCCGGCGCCGGCAACAAAAGCGGCTTCTACGCTTTCGGCGGCAATTCGCACCGCAACTACGACCATTGCGTGAGCTTGTGTGGCTACGGGCCGACTGCCGATCTCTTCAAAGCCCTCAACGTTTCGCCACCGTCGAACGCCCCGGCAGCGGGCTATCTGCTCTACACCTGGAGTACGATTGGTGTGGTCGATCACGCCTGGTTGATGGCAAACACGACGGAAGCCTGGGTTCGAAACCCGACGACGACCGGCTTGACCCCGGCGCCGTCGCCGCCGGGCGCGATCACGGTGTCCATTGCTGATTCGAACGGCGCGATGCAAGTGCCGATGAAGTTCTCGCCGACGGCCTCAGGGGGAGTGTCGCCGTACATCTTCCTGTTTTCTTACGGCGACGGGATTCAAGACGCCGCAGGCACGCACACCTACGCCGCCGCCGGCTCGTACACCGTCAACGTGTCCGCAGTTGATAGCAAAGGGCAAGTTGGCCAAGGGACGTGTACCGCGACGGTCGGCACGACGCCGCTTCCGCCGACGCCGGGGCCGACTCCGGCGGGCGCGGGAACGATCTCGTGGACCGTCAATGGGCAAACGAGCCAATATGAGCTCTTCCCAGTCGGAAGCAGGGATGCGCTGAAGAAACTTCAAGACCTCATCGGCTCCAGTTCCAAATAGGTGTTACATGCTCAAAGAGGCAGCCGCGTCTTACCGACCCGTCTTCAAAAGGCAGACTCCCGCATGGGTGCGATGGCTTGGCGGCCGAGAAAATCACGGCGAATATCGCGCACGCTGGGGCAGCATGGCGACTGATCGTTGTCAATTCGCTCTGCAGCTTTGCCTCTTTGAAGACGGTTATTCGCTCAATTTGGCTTTTCTCTGGCTCGCGGTCTACATCAATCTGCCGTTCCTGCGGCGATGGGTGCGCGACCCCGAAGAGATAATGGAATCGTGGGGCGCATCCTACAGCATGGAGTACGGCATCCATATGCGGTGGGCGCGGCGGTATAAGTTCATCGTCATGCCCTGGCGGAACTGGGAGCAAATATCGCACGACGTCTTGCGCCCGGATGGAAGGTGGGTGCCGTTCGTAGGCTCGTGGGAAGAAAGTCAAGACCATCGACTAGGCGGCAAGGAACCGGATGGGCGGCACGTCGAGACGCACCCCTATAAGTACATGCTGTCGTCCGGCGAAGTCCAAGAACGGACAGCGACCGTTCATGCCGAGCGTCGTATTCGCCGCTTGAAGTGGCTATGGTGGACGTCGCTCTTTCAACGAGTCACACACGCCATCGACGTGTCTTTTAGCGACGAAGTCGGCGATCGATCAGGTTCGTGGAAGGGCGGTTGCATCGGATGCGGTTGGGAATTGAAGCCCGACGAGACCATCGAGTGCTGCTTGAAAAGAATGGAACGGGAACGAAAATTCTGAGACGTATTCGGCAGTCGTGATGCGCTCAAGAAACTGCAAGACCTCATCGGACCGATGGCAAAATAAAAAAAGAGACAGGAGTGGATCAATGCTTGCTTACGGCGACGTCGAATCTGTGAATCTTGGCACTGGCGAACAACAAAGACATGTCGCCGGGCATTCGCCGCTCCGGATATCAAAGAAAAAGTCAATTCACGATTCGCCAGAAGCATGGGAGAAATCTTTGTATGATCTTGAAAATCGTCAAAAAAGGAGAACGCAGATGCATTATCGAAACGGTCGTGAAGCGAAGAACGGCGACAAAATCGTGTCTCTCGGATTTGATGGCGGAAAGATAGTCGCCTTCGGCATCCTGTATGATGCCGTGCCCGGCAACGATTATTGCAACGGAAGTATCGCGCCGACAGCAACGACCGGCGCTTGCCTGTGCGATTGTCTTCATGCCGACGACGTCGCGGAACTCATCAAAAAGGCCGGCCTCGATAAGCGGCCGGCGGGCAAATGAAACATCCTTTTTAGGAGACAACAAATGGCTTGGCTCAATGCAAGCGGCAACCCGGTCAAAATGGCTCCGGTGACGATTCAGTTGGACCTTCCTGCCGAGCAATCCGTCAACGTGGGCACTCCCAATTGGGCCGCCGTGCTCGGCGCGGGAATCCAGTTGATGCTCGCGATGATGACGGGCAATTCGGCGGGCATCGCGGCGGCTATCCAGGCGCTTATCAGCGCTTTTATGGGCGTCTGAGCATCTCCTTTTCAGGAGATGCTCTGCAAAAATCGAGCAAATAATGCGGTTTGTCGATGTCCGTTTCCATCCCCAGGAGTGATTCGCATGAAGCTTTTCGCGTCCCTTTTCGTCTTCGCCATCGCTGCCGGGTCGGCGTTCGGCCAATGCGCCGCCGTGTCGTCCTGTCAGGCTTCGGCCTGCGCGCCACCGCAAGCGTCGGCTTGCTCCAGTTCGGCCGCTCCGCAGGCGCGCCGACCGATTTTCAATCGTCCTCGCATCATTTTCCGCCGGAGGTAAGCCATCAGGAAATTCCCCTGAGTCAGGTGACTCACCTGACAGTTTTGGAGACAGGCCATGCCTCATTTTTGGCCGAGTGCTTGGAGTTTCGGCGACCTCGCGATCTTTATCGTGATGGTCGCCGCCGTCGTCGCCCTTGTTTACGTCGCGCTCCGCAAGTTCGGAGCCGCGATCCCGGATTGGGTCCAGCAAATTTTCTGGATCCTCGTCGTTGCATTCGTCGTCATCCTTGCAATCCGCTTCGTGATGTCGATGTGAGGCCGTGCCATGAAGTTTGAATTCACCCTGAACGCGAACCTCTATCATCACAATGTTGACTTGCTGGAGGTTCACAAAACCCTGGAGAAGATCATGAGCGCCATTTCCGATTTCGCCGCCAAGGTAACGGCCCATCAAGACGCGGAGGACGCGGCCATCGCGGGCCTGACCGCCGACGTGCAAAACCTCAACGATCAGATTACCGCCCTGCAAAACTCTCAAGGCGGCATCACGCCTGCCGATCAAGCCCTACTCGACGGCATTGAGTCTCGCGGGCAAGTCATCGCCGACAAGCTCGCGGCGCTCGACGCTCTGACGCCGCCCGTCGCGCCGCCGGCCCCGTGATCGCCCTTCGATTCTGACGGCCGCGTCCGGGAAATAGAGGCCCGGTTCCGCGGATTTCCGTGGCCGGCCGTCTTTCTTTTGGTATCCCATGGCAAAGCAGCAACAAGCATCGGTGCAGGATGACATGACCGACGTCATGTTCCCCTATAGCGGCGTCGAATTAACGCATCCGTCGCTGATGGGCCGGCCCGACTCGACTCCTTTGGCTGAGAACGTCCGCACGTTCGAGCAGCTTACCGGCCGAGGCCGAGGCGGATCGCGTCCGGGTATCGACAAGTTCATCGACGAGCAGGTTTCGGGCGAGAATGGCATTCAGCATTTGGGCTTCGTCGTGACGACTGACGGCGAATTGGTCGGCTGGTCTTTCGATGGCATCGACCAATCGTTTCCAGGCACGTATGGCGGCATCGGCTTCACGGAGTTCGGCGCGACGTTTTTGGGGCCGTTCGAGTTCGAGACTCCCAATTTTCCGCCGCTCATCGACTACGACGAAAGCGGCGTCGGCGTCGTTCCTTTCGTGGGCGGCAGCGGCTACGCGCCGAAGACGCCCAAAAACGAGAAGATCGTGCTCAACATCGATTCCGATGGCGGCACGGAGATTCACGTCACGGATACGACAGAGATAAACCTGTCGATGATCGCGGGAGACGGTTCCCAGCTTTCGCCCAACACGTTGGCCGGCAAAGTGATGACGCTTTACGCCGATCCGTCGGAAGAATTGGGCGACGGCGAGGCGAGCACGCCCGGCAGCGTGACGATGAACGTTCTGGTCGGCAGCTCGAAAGTTCAGAAAATCCACTACCATGGCGAAGTGACGTCGGCGCTCGGCAACACGGTCGCCGAGTCTGTGACCTTGACGATCAACTACGTTCCCGCGCCGCGAACGCCGATCATCCATTGGAGCAACCCGTCGCCGATCGTTCAAGGGACGGCGCTCAGTGCTATTCAACTCAACGCCACGGCGACCGATCCAGATTCGCCGTTCGCCTCGGTCAGTGGAGAGTTCACGTACGATCCTCCCTCCGACACCGTACTCGCTACTGGCGACGCGCAGCCATTACACGTTGATTTCGCTCCCGACGACGACACTTCGTTCAACGCGGCCAGCGGCGACGTGACTATCGATGTCACCGAAACCAATCCTGACGTGCCGTCCTTACAGGTGAAAGTTACCGATACTGGCGGCGATTTTGGACCTGGCGATGTGCCCGTAACGGATATTCCAGGGCCGCCGAACAATTCGGCGGACGACTTGATGACTGCTTCGGATCTCGTCGGCCTTCCCACAAATACCTATTTTCTGGTAATGCGCCATTTGGATGACGGCTCGTATATCGGCACTACCTGGAATTGGGACACGATGCGATGGGAGTCGTGAGTCATGCCCGTCACGCTCCTCAAAACGCAAGACACCGATGCCGTCTTGCATTTTCCATTGGCGGGCCTGAACGTCGTCTCGGCGTTCGCCAAACAGCCGAACATGCCCATCGACCAGAACATCGGCTGGTACGCGCGAACGACGCCCTACGCCCTCAATGTGCGGGCCTACGATGTCTTCGCCGGCAAGGCGCGGGGCGGATCCAGGCCGGGACTCGGCAAATACGTCGCCCAGCGCCTGCCGGGTTCGGTGATGAACCTGAATTCGGTCGTCGGCGTTGGTTACGATGATCCGGGAGGGTCGATGCAGACGTCATCTTCGGGACGCTTGGTGACTCTCGTGGCCGTGGCGAACGGCGACATCCGCATCGCGAGCGCCGGCTCGGATTCCTGGGTTGTGCCGACGAACGGCAATGGAGCATTGAACGCGAGCGGCGTCGTTTTCTCGGCGCAGAATGGGCCGTACCTCTTCTTTGCCGATGGCGTTCACTCGAAGTATTACTCGCCAGCCGACAACACGGTTCACGATTGGGTGAACACGGCTGGCGAGCGCCCAACGGATGAAGACGGGAACAAGTCGCGGCTTATTACGACTTGGCAGGGATGTATTGTGGAGGCGGGGCTTCGCAAAGATTCGCAAAATTGGTTTCTGACCGCGGTGGGTAATCCGTTTGACAATGACTACGCTCCCTTGTCCTCGACGCCGACGCAAGCCGTGGCCGGCAACAACTCGTCGCTCGGCAAGATCGGCGATGTCATCACTTCGCTGATGGCCTTCTCGGACGACGTGCTTATCTTCGGCGGCGATCATTCGATGTGGGCGATGCAGGGGCATCCCGCCAATGGCGGCCAGATCATTCGCATCTCGGACGCCATCGGCACGGCCTGGGGCGCGCCTTGGTGTACCGACCCCTACGGCAACTTGTACTTCTTCTCGAACCGTTGCGGCATCTACCGGATCGATCCCACGGCGGCACGTCCGCAGCCGGTGCGGATCAGTCAGCCGATCGAGCCGCTCTTGGCGACCGTGAACACTGGAGCCAATACGATCAGCATGGCCTGGAGCGATGCGCGGCAAGGCATCCATCTCTTCGTCACCCGAACGTCCGGCCCTTTCCAGGCGACCCATCTCTTCTACGAGAGCCGAACGAACGCTTGGATCATGGACCGCTTCGCCAACAAGATGCACAACCCCCTGTGCTGCACGTCGTTCGATGGCAACAATGCCTCGGATCGCGTGGTCCTCATTGGCTCTTGGGACGGCTTCGTCCGTTACCTGAATCCCGACGCGACGGACGACGACGGCGTGGCGATCCAGAGCGCGGTCATCATCGGCCCTTTGCTGACTGAGAATATGGATGAGATCATGGCGATGGAGATGCAGGGGGTTTTCGCCGAAGAGGGCGGTTCGGTGACGTGGGAAGCGTTCGTGGGCAAGACGGCGGAGAAAGCCCTGTCGTCGCCCGCCGTGCTTTCGGGAACCTGGGGGCCGGGCCGCAACTATACCGTGCCAGTGATGCGCTCTGGAAACGCGATCTACCTCAAGATTTTGGCGACGAATCCGTGGGCGATGGAATCGATCCGAGTGTCGCTGCGCGGCCTCGGCCCCGTTTTGCGGCGAGGAGCATGAAATGGCCATCGACTATTCGAGCGTCATCAACAACATGACGAACGCTTACAACAAGACGGTGCAAGGCTACCAGACGACGCTTGCGCAGCAACAGCAGGCCCAGCAAGGCGTCATGCAAGGGTACAATTCGCTGCAAGCCAATGTCTTGGGAGGCTTGGAAGGATCGAGCAAGGCGGCGAGCCAAGCGGTCGCCGACCAGTACGCCCAACAATCCGGCCAAGCGGCCTTGGGATTGACGAGCCGCGGCCTCGGCAACACGACCGTGGCCAATTCGGTGCAGCGCGGCATCGGACTCGACGAGGCCAAAGCTCAAACCAACGTCGCCAACACTTACGCCAACACGGCGGCGGGCTATCAAACGCAAGTCGGCCTCGCCGGTCTGGGATACGCCGGCAACGCTTTGAACGCGAACATGAACTTCGCCGGTCAAGGCTTGCAGTACCAGGGACAAGGAGCCGCCCAGATCGGCCAACTCGCACAGGGATTCGCCGGCTACGAGAACCAAGCGGCGATGCAGCAAGCGGCCTTGGCTCAACAGCAGAACTTGCAGAACCAACAGCTCGCCCAGCAAAAGGCGATGCAGCAAGCCGATTTCCTGCATCAGAACCAATTGGCGCTGCTCGGCTTGCAGGGCAGAGGCGGTACGGGCGGCATTCAATATGGATCGGGAGGCGGCGGCGGAAGCTACCCGCACGATCCCGGAGGAAGCCCGTCGTATGCGAACGTGCCCAATCCTTACGGCCAAACGGGCGCGAATGCCAATGCCGCGACGTTCGGATACGGATCGCAAACCGTTTCGCCTTACGGTTCCTATGTCGCTGGCGGTGGCAGTCTTGAAGGAGTTGAGACTTTCGGCGGCGAAGGCAACCTTGGACAAGGTGGCGAAGGGGCGGACCTGCAAGGCGTCGAAGAATTTGGTTGATTTCGAGGCGAGCACGTGACCGTGGGAAGTCCGTGCAGTGGTTGAGGGAAAGCTCGCCGTCCGCCGTTAGGAGCGGCGGCGAGCGAATTTTGCGAGGCGATATGAGCACGACGAAGACGATCGGCGCGAAGCCTCTGATTCACCTGGTGGCGCAATGCCTCGATTGCCGCGTGCGCCACGAGATCGCCCCAGTCGCCCACGGAACTCCCTTCCTTCGCGAGATGGACGAATGGAGCCAAAAGCACATCGGGCATCGCATTGAGTTCTTCTCGCCCCAGCGCAACATTCCCCGCGATCTCGACGATAAAGCGTGGATGTCCGCCGGCGAAGCTCCTTGGTGGCTGGCGCACGCCGAGTTCCGCCCCAACGCGAACATCAAGCTCGCCTGGGCGGCGTCGGTCGCCATGACGTTCACGAGCGTCAATAGTTTGGCATCGAGCAGCACGCTGGTCGCCGGGGCCTCGGCGCTCGCTGTGGACAACACGAGCAATCTCTACCTCGATTATTTGCTTGGCGGATTTTATAAGAACAACACGAGTTCGACGCCGACGGTCTCGACGGAGATCGATACCTGGCTCTACCGGGCCTTCGACGACACCCCGACTTACCCCGACACGATGGCGGGCACGGACGCGATCAAGACGGTGACGACGACGAACATTCTGTATACATTCGGCAAACAATGTTCCAGCATCACGGTTGCCGCCACGCAGAGCCAGGTCAACAATTTCGACGCCGGGGCCGTCAGCGCTTACTTCGGCGGACTGACGCCCAAGCTCTGGTCGGTCTTCACGGTGCATAATTCGGGGCAGACGTTGGCGTCGTCGGGCAACACGGTGTCGTATCAAGGTTCTTATTTGACTTCGGTGTAACGCATGGCAAGGCCGCGAAAACCAATGGGCGCTTTTGTCTTGAATCGCGATTCGATTCAGGCAAAGGGACTCGTCGGTTGGTGGCCTGGATTTCCGAGCGGCGGAATCGTCCTCAAGGACTGGTCGGGATACGCGGCTCACGGCGTCATCAGCTTTTTCGATCAGCCAAACACGGCAACGAGTGGATGGAAGGGCGGCAAAGACGGCGGCGGCCAGGCTCTCCTATTCGACGGAGTCGATAATTACGTAGACCTGGGAACGCCAGCGCAATTGAAGCTGACTGGCGACAAATCGGCGTTCTGTTGGGTCCGATCAGGCAATTTTGGCACGAGCTATCGCGACTTCATTTCCTACGACCATTACTTCACATTGAGTTGCAAGGCGAACGTTCTTTCAACCTACGACTGGGCGGGAACGGGAGACAAATTGTCGGGCGTGAATATCGCCGACGGTCTTTGGCACCACATAGGAGTTACAATCGTCGCCGGTGCGACGAATGGTTCGCAATTGTGGCTCGATGGCAAGCCCGCCGGTTCGGCGTTTACTTATTCCACGCAATTGGGATCGCTATCGGATTGCATTCTTGGATCGACGTGGAGCTTGATAGCGATTCCGCATGGCATTCAGAACGAATACATTGCCGGCGCCATGGAAGACGCTCGCGTTTACAATCACGCTCTGACCGCCTCCGAAGTCTGGGCCATGTACGATCCGCGTACGCGCTGGGAGCTTCGCTACGTGACGGGGCGGAAAGTGCCTGGGTATTCAGGAGCCGCCGGCTTCATCGCGCCGCCGATTGGACAAATTCGATATGCAAACCAGGCGGTCGCTGTTGCGGCCAACTTCTAAGGAGTTCGAGATATGCCATTGCTTTTGATCGCCAACGGCCCCATGCCGACGACGTCCGGATTCGCCAAAGTCGCCACCGGGACGTCGGCTAAGACGATGCTCCAGGTGAAGCCGTCCGCGACGTTGATCGCCAAAATCGTCGAATGGGGCTGCTCGTTCGATGGTTTCGCGGCGGCGCTGCCGGGCATCGTCGAGCTCATCGAAACCGACGTGGCCGCCACGGTCACGGCATGCGTCGCCGCCGACATCACCAAGGTTGATGGCGACGCTCTGATGTGCGGCGACGTTACCACGAATCTCGTCCAAGTCGGCACAACGAGCACCGGCTACACGTCGTCTAACGAAGGTTCGATTGCGGCGGTTCGCAATCTCGATGGGCCGCAATTGATCGCGCCCACGAATCAGTTCTTCAAACAGTTCCCGCTCGGCAACGAACCGGTTATCCAGGTCGGCAAATTCGCGCGCATACGCATGACGTTTGGAACGTCGGTCAATGCGTTCTGCTACATGCTGTTGAAAATCTGAGGCAGCGATGGCTCGTTTAGGGCGACGTCAGCCGATCCGTCCCTTGGTGAACCGGCTGATTCAATATCAGCCGGTTCCGCCCCCTCCTGCCGCCAGTCCGCTGCCGTTGCGATGTTTCGCGGCCCTTCATTTCAGACAGCACGCCCGGATTGTCACGCGCGGGCAAACGTTGACGGTCGAAAGTTTCGCCGTTACTGTTTTGCCGCCCGTTCCGCTTACGCTCGTCGCCGTTGTCAAGGCGGCGATCGCCGAAGCCGACAGGCAAGCCAGACTGCCCAGACAAAGCCGCTACGCGCTGCCGAAGATTCTGCACACGCCGATTGTCCGCGTGCAACCGCCTTTCACGGTTCATCACGACGAAGACGCCCCCCAGCGCAGCCGCCGCAACCAACAGCAAGTCACTTCGGTCTTGAACGGTTTGCTGCGCAACGGCGAACTCATCGGTTCGTTGACCGACCCGGCGCTTGGTTACAAAGCCGACAACCCTTTACAATGGGCCGGGGCGGGCGATGGCGACCCGAAGAGCCTGCACGACGTTATCGAGCGGTTTCTCGCCGCGCTGAACGGACTTGGGATAAAGCCTTGAGGGTGCCATGGCATACGACGAAAACGACGACGAAAGAAGCCGCCAACTCGCGGAATGGGAGGCGTCGGTCAACCAGCGCCGCCCGCAAGCTCCCCAAGATGAGGCCGAGGCCGACGACAATCAGGAAGAAGAAGGCGGCGAAGCACCCGTTCAGCCGCCCACCCAGGTCGCCGCGGCGGACTTCGTCGGCCCCCAGGTTCCCGGCCCGGCGCCCGTGGCCTCGCCCGGGGCCTACAACGGCAGCGCCGCCGCGCCGCCATCCTTTCCCGGCCTGCCGGTCCTCATCGAGCACAACGGCTTTCAAGGCGACAACGTCACCTATAACGGCCAGATCATGCCGAGCTTGCAGGCGGCTTACGCGGCACGCGCGCAGCACGCGGCCGATCCGCAGGCTCAAGCGGCTTTCGCCAGAGCGCAACAGCAGCCCCAGCAAGTCGCCGAAGTCGATCCCTCGCAGATGAACTCGATTCAGCTTCAGAGGGAATACGACCGCCATCAACTCTCCGGCCCCCAGCGACTCGAAATGACGCAGTTGCAGACGGGCATTGCCCGGTTGCAGGCCGACGCTCGCGAGGGTCGGATTCCTACCGCGCAGGCCATTACGCTCGGCCAGCAATTGCAGGCTCGTTTGCAGCCGATGATGATAACGATGGAGCAGGCGCATGGCATTCAGACGGCTTTGCAGATCGCCCACCTTCGCGAGCAAGTCATGCACGGTCAAATCAACAATTCGCGTGCGAGAGCCTACGATGCTGCGCACGGCATGACGGCGCAATCATCGGTCAGGGATAGCAGCGGCAGGGAAATCGGCGTGACGATCAGGCATTCGGATGGGAGTAGTCACACGGTTTCGGTGCCACATGAGCCCGCCCAACGATCGCCTGCTCGCGACCAGAACCAATTGACGGCAGTAACCTTGAACCAAATTCACAACGACATCGAGCGTCGCGTTCACGCGATCATGAACCCATCTGGGGGTCGCAGTTTTCAAGTTCCCGACACCTTTGTTGCGATTCCAGGGGAATCGCCAGAATTAAGACGTGATCGCTATGCTGAAGATTTGATTCAGCGAATGGTGAGCGCTCGAATCAGGCGACTCGGCGGCAATCCGGGGCAAACGAACACGATGTCCCAGCAAGAACAAAACCTGCAAAATCTCTCGAACGGCGTCCTCGGTAGAATTTTTGGACCGGGCGGCAACGGGTCGCCGCAACCGGTTCAACCGCCAGCCCCGACCTCGCCATCTGCGGTTCCACCGCCGGCGTATGAATCCCCAACATTTGGAGGAATGTCGTAGCCATGGATGAACTCGAAAACGAAAATGACGTCGCGACAAACGATTCAGAGAGTTCAGAGACTCCCGATTCCTCCGAACAGTCTTCTGCGCCGCAACAGCCGTCTCCAGGATCGCCGCCGTTAAGCGAGTCGTCTCCGCAAGTTCCCAATCTCCAATCGCAGGCGCCCAACAAAGATAATTCGACGATGCCGGCTTGGTCATCGGTGCGCGATCAGTGGATGGCGAATTTCCCCGACCTTTCCGAAGACCGCGTTCGGGGAACCTATGAAGGATTGGCGCACGCTGCGGATTGGCGCGAACGACTTCGCAATTCCGAAGAACGGACTGGCTCTTGGTTTTACCGACGCTCGCTGCCCTTCGCTTCTACCCAGCTTAACGTTCGCAACGCCCGTTACGTGGACCAGGCGCGACAGAGAATCGCCACGGGCCAAGGCACATCCGAAGATGCCGAGGTTATGGCCGTTCAGCATCGGCTTCAAGAAACCGACAGAAATGCGCCGACGAGCACAAGGATTGCCGGTGCAATAGCCGGTATTCCAGCAACACTTGGCGAAGCATACGCGGGCGGACGAATCCTGCGCCCAGTTCTCGGATTTTTCGGTATTGGCGCGGGAGCCGCTGGCGCTGGCATTGGTTCGCAAACGGCGGCTTCGGGAATAGGCCGCGCGCTCGCTTCGCGATTCGCCCAAGGGGCCGTGGCCACCCCATTGATGCCGAGCCTTTACGCTGAACGAGCGATCGAAAATAATCGCGCCGAAGGCCGTTCGGCAACTGACTGGCGAGGCTTTCCATCGGCAATAACCCTTGCCGCTATCCAGAATGGCGTCTT